TTAACTTTTAACACTTTTATCAAAATAATCACGTGCTGCTTGATATCCCATATCAATCAAGCCACGTTTTTCATTTTCGGTTAATATAAAATTAATAGGATGTGTTATTTTATATGCGTGTATACAAATAGTGTGTTCAATATATTTGTATGCCAAAGTAGTATCTCTTTCTTTATTTGCAAACAAACATCCCATTAAATGCAACAGATAACTATCAAATGAATCTATTTCGTAATTAATGTCATCGTGAAATTCACCTCTTGTTACCAATTTACACCCCAGTACATTATCCATATTCTCATATTCCTCGTATAACTTTATAGGATAATTATTTAGTAGACCGCCATCAACATAAATACTATTATTATACTTTTCTGCACAAAATATAAACGGTATACTCGTAGACATACGTATAGCTTTTATAACCTTTAAATTAGGATTCTTTTTATAATCAAAAATTTCAATATTATATTTATTGACATTTGTTACAACTACTCTGAAATTAACACCATATTTATGCCATATTTCCCGTAAAGTTATATCTTTTGAAATACCTTTTTTTAATAGCATCGACTCTATCCAAGTTGTTATTAGTTTACCATTATCCATACCATATTTTTCTAAAAAATTCTTCATACGGAAATTTTTTAAACTATCTATTTCTATTGATATAATTTCAGCATACAATTCATCATATGTATATCCTATTAAATACAATAATCCAACTAAACTACCTATAGAAACACAACACATTTCATTTATTTCAAATGTAACATCACCATTTAATTTCAACTCTTCTAAACATTTTATAACACCAATATAAGCTATACCTTTTACACCACCGCCACTCAAAATTAATGTTTTTATCAAATTTTTCATTTCTTATTATTATATTCAAGAGAAAATAATAATAATCATATTACACACATTATACATTTACACATTTACACATTTACACATTAACTTTTAATCAAGAGTTTGGTTGTAAGAGAACAGATTTATCTTGAAAATTATCAAAAAATATTGTTCTAAAATCAGTATTGTATATTTCTTTAATCTTATATACTTTTTCTGTAAAATCATCATCATTCATATATAACATTATATTATAATCTGCAATATTTTCATCATTCAAAAAATCAAAAAATCTATTTAATTTTACACGTCTATCAAAGTAAAAACTAAATTTTCTTAAATTACTAGTTATATCAAATAATATTTCACCCATATCATCTGTTATACTAGCATGAACAATCAAGTTACGCTTATCAATATTATTACCAATAGATTTTTCAAATTCTAATACATCAAAGTCAGATGATAATACAAAATTGTATTCTTTTTCATTAAATATAACATCATATTCCACAAAAATAACATTGTCTATAGTAATACTAGTTTTTTTTGTCATTTTGTTCAATCCAGGTTTCGTTTTTTTTATTGTACGTTCTATTCGCCATTTACAAATATATAAAACCAACGACAAACATTTTAAAAATACAACACGTCTATAATAATATAATACGACGATAGTTATTAAAATCAAATTAAAAAACATCTTATTTAAAAAGTATAATATTTTAGTTTTAAATGGATTTCTTTCAATTTTTACAAAATTCAAAAGACACCACCTCGAATTCAAAAATAACCAATAAACCACCAAAAAAGAAAATTCAAGAAACATCATCTGAAAACAAAACACCCACCAATTTACCCAACGAAGAAGTTGAAGTATATAAAAATATTACCAAAGGTGATATGGTAAAAATCATGGGAGTAAAGGATAGTATTTTAAATTCTTATAAAGGATACATTGGGGAAATAAAATATTATGAACGTGATAAAGATTCAGCAATGGTATTTTTACATGCTATACCGTATCCAACTATTATCAAATTTCCATTACACCATTTTGTTAAATTTGACCCATATACAAGGGAAGAAATTTGTAATTATTCTAATCTCTAATAAATTTTAATCTAAGAAATTTGACCCATATACAAGGGAAGAAATTTGTAATTATTCTAATCTCTAAGAAATTTTAATCTAAGAAATTTTAGTCTATAAGATAATAAATTTTAATCTAAGAAATTTTAGTCTATAAGATAATAAATTTTAATCTATAAGATTAGTGTACGTTATACTTTTATCTGTTACAAATAATTCTTTTAATGTTTCATTAACGTCTCGTAGTTGTTCTAATTTAGCTAATTTGGAATATTCGTATTTTATATTTACACTATGTTTATTGATTGCGTAAGAACATGTTTTTATACATGGATTTTTATTAATTAACGTAACAAATACATTTTGGTAAATATCTTTGATATCTCCATTTGACAGATATATAAACCAAATATCACTTGACCCCTTTAATTTTAATCTTCTAAACATTTTGTTGAAAATTAAAAGTCCACGTTTTACAACATCTTCATTACCAATTTTAATAGTATTGACGTATTCGTTATTACAGTTTACAAATTTGTTTATAGAATATTCTTTTAAATTAACTACAATGTTTACTTGTAAACACCGTTCTAAAAAACGTACATCTATAGTCTTATCGTCAAAATCTAGATAGTAATACACATCGAGTAATTGCTTTTGAGTTTGAGAGTTGTTTTTATCATTAGTAGAGCAAAATTTGATTGACATTTTATCTACCCTGCAATCTAACAAGGTTTTTTAAATGAATTTCAAACCTAATACTTAAACTTTTTTTAGTAGTATATAGTAATAATGAAATCAAAAACAAAAGATTTACAACATCATCCAGATTATTCTAAATACCACAGTACTTCAGGGTTATCTACAAAAGCCTGGGGACCTAATGGGTGGTATTTTTTATTCTCGTGTATAATGGGAGGATATCCATTTAAAATAGATGAAAAAAATAAAGAACATAAACAAATCAAACGTCATTTTAAAAATATGTTGTTAAGTTTGGGTTACACAATGCCTTGTATATTTTGTAGACAATCATTTTTAGGATTTTGCAAAGATCTTCCACCTGATAGTTTTATGACTGGAAGAATAGAACTTATGCGTTGGCTTTATGAAATAAGAAATAAAGTTAATGACAAATTAATTGCGCAGGAACAAAAATGTTATAACGATGAAAAAAAACGTCTTAAAAACATATATCACAATAGTCAAAAAAGCGACCAAGATAAAAGAACTTATTATAAAAATTTAGAAGAATTTAGAACCAAAACATTTATAACTAAACCATCGATTAGCTTTGAAGAAATTTTAGACAAATACGAATCTATACGAGCCGTTTGTTCAGCAAAAGCAAAAACGTGTGCATTACCAGATAAAGTCAGCTGATTCATTAAATACATCAAGAATATTTCCTACCCACTCTTAGCCACTTTTTTTTTGAATTATAAAGTAATCTATAAACTTAAAAATATCGTTTCAGGATTCATCTTCGTTTTCGTAATTTTGAATAGTACCTACAACGTGCTTTTAAATAAAAATGATTTTGATAGTGAAGATAATTTATAAATTATTTTGTGATTTATAAATTATCTTCACTATCAAAATCATTTAATGTATATCTAATTTTACACATATTTAATGCATTTACATTATTTAATTCTTCTGCTTTTTTATTATAAGCTTTTGCTGCATCTATTTCATCTACAAACGTTCCACAATCAATTCTTTTACCATTATGTTTAATATATGCTCTAAATTTATTAGAGTCATTTCTAACAGATACACCTACAAATCTACTATATTTTTTAATTTTAGATATTTCTAATTCGTGTATATGATTTTTTTCTTGTATTATAAAATTTTCTATATCATTCAGTTTATACTTAGTTCCAAAATTATTATTAAAAAATAATGCTTGTTCATTATATACTTTAGCACATTCTATGTCACTCGTATTTTTAATTAATTTGTAACTTTTACGTTTATATTGAATACTAGCTTCAAATATTTGTTTAGATTTTACAAAATATACTCCATTAAAATTACTAGATTTACTTTGAAATCTTTTTTCACGATATTCTTTAACCATATCTCTTGGCTTAGGGGTATAATTTTCTATTTCGTTTAATCTATATTTAATTTCCAACGTTTCATTTAGATAACTTGCATAATCATTATACACTATTGCCGCTTCTAATTCTGTATCGTAATAACCTAAAAAAACTGTATTATTATCTTTAGTTAATCGCGAGACCCATTTATTTTGTTTAATATACCAAGAAACACCATTGTAATTACTAATTTTGTTATATTTATCAGGTTTTTCAAATATTATTTCTTTTAAAGGTATTTGTAATTTATCTGGTAAATTTACAGCATAATTTTTAAATGATATATAATCTATAAAACTACATTTATCAATTAATTCAACACCATTCTTAATAATATCAATCGCATAATTTAATTCTAAATCGTTAGTAAAAAAGAACCATTCAGCTCTTTTTTTAATACGAAATGGTTCTAATAATATATGAATTATTTTTTCAGCGTATTTCATATTGTTTGATTTAAACATTGTTAACATTTTTAAAGATCTATTACTAGAACTTACATTTAATGCTGACAATCTTCCATCAGGATTTTCTGATAACCCTATTTTATAAGATCCTATACTTGACGTATCTTTAATTAAATATATATATCCTGGTTTAACGGAAAATCCTTCTGTCTCTGGTCTATTTTCTAACAATTCTATTTTTTTTGTTGTTTTTCTATTTGTTTTTCTTTTTCTTCTATTTGTCTCTTTAATTCCGCTGATTCATTAAATATTATATCATCTAATATATTTCCTGCCCATTTTCTAAACTTCTTTGCTACTTCTTTCTTACTATTATAAAGTAATCGATAAACACCTTGAGAACTTAAAAAAATAGTATCTTGGGGTGTACCATAGGGGTCGTAGACATTACGTACTACCCTCTCGTCTTCGTTTTCGTAATTTTGAATAGTTGAACGTATATTCACAATACCTAATACTTTACCTACATCTGATGCTTTAAAATAATAAACCTTTTTATTATTTGTATCTTCTTGTAATATTGCTATAGGATTATTTTCAAATGCTTTTACAATACAGTTATTATCTGTTTTGATTTCTTCTATCATTTAATAGGGTCGTAGGTTGTTTATACCATTATATAATAATAAATGTATTTTACATAATTGTTCAACGTTTACCATCATATTTACTGGTTTTACACTTTTATTTTTGTTATAATCTAATTAAAATCTTTTTAATTAATTAAAAGAATAATTAAAAGGATGTATCTTATCTTCATTTTTAGTAATATTTTTTATACACCGATTTCAAAGAATCGTCTCATTTGAGCAGGGCTTTGTTCAAAACTACTTTGATTCCAAGGTCCAACGTTTTCTTTTGGAATTGGTGGAAGAGATCTAATATCTTGATATGGAATCTTGTTAGATTGCATTACTGTATTAATACCAACGTGATATCCACTAATTAAAAAGTTTTGTTCTTTTAAAAGTTTAGTAACAGGATTTTCTTTAGCAAAATCGTTTTCTTTTCCATACTTTGGAAGAAGATCTTCTGGCTTAACTTGTTCACTACCAGCTACAATTTTATCAACTTGAATTTTTTGTGGGGTTTCTTGAACTTGTACTGCTGCTTCGACAGGAGCAGCAGCTTGTACAACTTCAATAGGTTTTTCTTGTGGTTTTGGTAAAGCTTCTCCTTCTACATTTTCAAGTTCTTCTGGCATCATACCATAATAATTTTGCATCATCTTTTCAGATTTAGGTTTTTGCATATAAGATACTAAAAGATAAACACCAAGTAGAATTAGCGCAACTTTAAGCATATCATTTCGTTGAATAAGTTCTAAAATATTAGCCATAGGATTTGTTTTAATATACTATAATAAAATAAAATAATTTTTAATTTTAAAAAATTTAAAAAAACCCATAAACTGTTAATTTAAAAATAGAATTACATAAAACTTATGTTTATTCTCCCTATATAATCATTTTAATGGACCTTGACTCAGACGATGATAACTTTACAAAAACAGATATACTAGATGAAATTTTCGTTAAATATTATAATAAAATTCATGATTTGTACTACGACTTAAAATTTAGATTTAATAGCTTTTCCCCATTTTTCCTGTGCAAGATGGAACTTTATAATATAACACATTTTTTCGAAGACTTTTTTGTTAACCCACCTTGTTTGTTAAAAAAAGGATACAATGGTAATAAGGAAATTTTTAATACCTTTTATAAAAAAGAACTTGATTTATCTTACGGTATAGTATTTAATTTTTCAAAGACAACTTTAAAATTCAACTTACAATACGATGATTGGTTAAAATTCTGTTATCAGTTTACCGATAAATACGAATTGTACAAGTAATATAAAAATGCGATCATAAATTGTATTTAATATCATTTTTATATATAATGATATTATCTATCGATATTGGTATTAAAAATCTGTCATTATGTTGTATGGATTATACTGAATGCAAAAATATTTCTTCTTATGTTATAAAATTATGGGATGTATATGATACATTAGATACAGATGATTTTTTTTGTGAAAGCTTGAAACGTGACGGGAAACCTTGTGGAAAACGTTGTGGATACAAATATAAATCCGAAACTGACATGATATACACTTGTAAAACTCATTTTCCTAAAAACATTATAATTAAACCACAAAATACATATAAAAAACGTCTTGTTAATGATTATTTACTACAAGATATAGCTAAAATTGTTTTAACACGTCTTCAAAAGATATACGATGAGAACATTGACATTTTTACAAACATTAAATCGATTGTTATAGAACTACAACCCAAAATTAATCCGAAAATGAAGTTTATTTCTCATATAATATATGGAAAACTTGTAGAACTGTATTACAATAAAACTACAACAATACGTTTTGTAAGAGCTGCTCAAAAATTAAAAGCATATACTGGTCCAATTATTGAATGTAATTTAAAAGGAGCTTATTCCAAGCGTAAATGGTTAAGTGTACAATATACAAAGTGGTTTTTAGAAAAATCTCCAGTAAATAATGGTGTTTGGCTCGATCATTTTTTGAATCATAAAAAAAAAGATGATATGGGAGATACATATTTGATGGCTATAAACGCTATATACGGTATTCCTAAAAAGCAAACAACTGATAAACGGGGGAAATGTATAAAATAATAAGATAAGTTATATGATACCCTTAACTCCGTTTAATACCCTTGATATTTTTCGTATACAGTATTTTATAGTTTTGTATGCGGTTAATGGTTGATATTCGTATACATAGTATTGTACGTGTTCATTGAATTTTACGCGTTTGATTATTTCTTCTTCGTGAAGGCATTGGTGTTTTAAAGGTATAGTATAAGTAGATGTTATGATTTCATATTCAGTCATCATTAATTATACACGTGATATTATATTTTTGTTTTTAACACGTTTAAAAAGTGTAAATAAATTGGACGTATATATCATTGATGTTAATAAACGAATTTGAAAAGTTATCTTTAAGAAAATTTAAAATTAAAAGTATTCTTCCAGATGCTACCATATTATGCTTAGGTAAGAGGCGGAGTGGAAAATGTATTGCACGTGGTACAAAAGTGTTAATGTATGATGGTACAATTAAAAATGTAGAGGATATTAAAGTTGGACAACAAGTTATGGGTGATGACAGTACACCTAGAAATGTTTTAGAAACACATTCTGGGACTGATACAATGTATAAAGTAGAAAATAAACGGGGGGAAAGTTATACAGTAAATAGTCATCATATTTTAAGTTTAAAATGGTCTGGTAAAAAAATTATACTTGAGAGACTTGACAAAATGTCTTTTCAAGTAAGATTTTTTGATAAAAATAAAATTAAATTAATACATAAAGATTTTTCTTATCGAAATAGAGATAAAGAGTTGGCTTTTGCGGAAGCAAAACGTTATTATGATAATATAGTAGATGATTTATATGTAGATATTCCTGTAAAAGAGTATCTTCAACTTACTAAAAAATACCAAGAAAATTTATTGGGATATCAAGCGTCGGCATTAACATTTCCAGAACAAACAACATCTTTACCAATCGATCCTTATATGATTGGTTATTGGTTAGGAGATGGAACTAGTTCAAGTAGTGTTATTACTACACAAGATTCAACTGTGATACATTATTTTGCAAATAATTTAAAGCAATACAATTTATTTTTAGATATGACTGATTCTAAAAGATATACTTACAAAGTTTCAAGTGGTTATAGACAAAAAGATAATATATTTTTGAAAACGTTACGAGAATTTGGTATGTTGAATAACAAACATATTCCTCATATCTATAAATGTAACACTAGAGAGGCTAGATTACGTTTATTAGCTGGATTTATAGATGCAGATGGTCATTTAGGTAATAGAAATGATTTTGAAATAACACAATGTGAAAAACATGAGAAATTACTTGACGATATTATTTATTTATGTAGAAGTTTAGGATTTACTACTTATAAACACGTTAAACAAACATCGTGGACACATAAAGGCGTTAAAAAATTTGGGAAAGCATTTAGAATAAATATTAATGGAGAAGGTATACATGAAATACCTACTTTAATTAAGAGAAAACAGGCACAACCAAGAAAAAAACGAGTTAATGCATTAGTTAGTCAAATAAAGGTAACTGAGTTACCACAAGATAAATATTTTGGTATCGAATTAGATGGAAATAATCGTTATGTATTAGGAAATTTTATTGTCACGCATAATAGTTGGCTTGTTAGAGATATCTTCTTTCATCATAAGGATATACCGTCAGGAATTGTATTTTCTGGAACAGAAGAAGCTTCTCCATTTTTTAGTGATTTTATACCTGATTGTTTTATTCACTCAGAATATGATCCAGAATTAGTAGATAGTATTATGACACGTCAAAAGAAAAGAATTCGTGAATCAAAAGCAAAGGGTTTATCTGATACAGGAAAACATCCAAGTAATAATTTATTTATAGTGTTAGACGATATGTTACACGATGCACAAAACTGGAAAAAGGAAAAAACAATTAAAAGCATTTTCTTCAATGGTAGACATTATAATTTTCTTTTTATATTAACTATGCAATATCCTTTAGGTATTACTCCAGAATTAAGAAGTAATATTGATTATGTATTTATATTCAACGAACCTAGTGTTAAAAATAGAAAGAAAATATATGACGACTACGCTGGGATGATACCGTCTTTTGATCATTTCTGCAACATTCTAGATGCTTGTACACAAAACCACGAATGTCTGGTCATAAAAACGTCTGGAAACAGTACTGACCTAAGAGAACAGGTATTCTGGTATAAAGCAGAACCACATAGTAATTTTCAAGCAGGTCATTCTAAATTTTGGAAATATCATTCTGCTAATTATAACCAGAATTACGAGGAGGAAGGAGACAAAGACAAGGAAGAAATGGATAAATTGAAACGTAAATTTGCAAAAACGCGCAAACTCAAGGTTATCGTTTCAAGACAAGGTGAAATAGTTGGTTACAAATCAGACGACGAGTAATATAAAAAATTTGGGTGGAAGACCACAATAGTGTTTTTCTAACAAAGCAAACGGTAAACGTTTATTCCGAACGGATGATCAGACTTTGCTCATCCGATCGGATGAGCAAAAAAACAAAGATTCTAGAGGTGGTTACAATCAAGAAACAATAACAAAGTTTTAACTATAAAACTAATATAATACCTGACGATTAATAGAATATTATTTATTAATCTTCAAACTACAACAATAGAAAAAGGTTTTAAAAGACTATTGATTTTAGAAATATCACGACGCATAAACAATCTATCAATCCAACTACTACCATATTTATATTCTTCAATATCTCTTTTTTCAATTTTGTTTATATATTTTTTAATTTTGACATACGTTTTATCATCAATTTTGGAAACAATATTTTCCAATTCTTTCAAATTACTATGCTTGATAAACTTGATCATTTTATTTTAAATAAATATTAAAATAATTTCAATTTTTATTGAATCTTTTCAATTTTTATTGAATCTTTTTTATTTAGTTATATTAATGTCGTATATAGAAGATAATCAGATAAACGAAATGTTTATAAATGATAATTATAATACATCTACCGATATAAAATATGTTAATCCATATGATCCCTATTCGTCTATTTCACCTGCTGATATAAATACGATTATATTACCAGATTTGTCAAATTTACCACTATCAAATAGAATTTCATTAGACGATACAAGTTTTTCTGAATGTTTAGATAATATTTTGTTTAATTTTAATTTATTTTCCACATCTTCTGATCGTGTGTGTCATATGTTTTTTAATAAAATAGAAGACTATTTTTTAAGAATCAATTTGACAACATTTAAAATATCAATATCAGTAGATACAGTTACACAAATAATGAATTGTTTACATTCAAACACTTTCCCAATTATAATACTTCCAGTACGTATTGATTTTCTAAATATAGAATCTGATTACGCTCAGACATTAGAAAAAACAGGATCCGATTTATATGCAGCACATTCTAACTTGATTATTATTGATAAATTACATAACACTGTCGAATTCTTTGAACCACATGGTATTATACTAGGACACGCTTATTCAAACATATTACATATCGAATCAATAATACAAAATTTTCTAACTGAAACATTTGAATTAACAGGATATACATTTATAAATATCTCAAGTACATGTCCTATAGGTGCACAAACTATACAATCTTTAATAAGTCCAGAATCTGGTCATTGTCTTGCGTGGAGTTTATACTTTATAATGATTAGACTATTAAATATATACTTTATACCCAGACAAGAAAGTGTATTCCAAACTATCAATAAAACAATAACATCACAAGATGCAATAACTATCGATACAACTATACGTCAGTTCATATCATATATAGAATCCTTAGCAATTATACCAGTTAGATTTTTGAACGCCCATAATACCTACAATATATCTAATTATATAGAAAATAAAACGTTTATAGAATTACGTTTACGTCATTTAATTAGTGTATATTTCAAAAACGCAGTTTTTTACCAACAAGATTTTAGAAAAATATTTGAAGAAATAATATCTTACAAAAATATACCAAACTTTGATAAGATATTTATTGAAGAAATTGGTAAATCCTTTTGGGATTTATAAAAAAACATTAAATTATATTATTAAATTGTCCCCAAATTTTTTAGATACAACCAAGTTTTTCCACCAATTTTAATTCTTCTTCTAGTTAACGGGTTTATCATCCATTCATCTTCGTATTCTTGTTGTGGTTCTTCTTGTTGTAGTTCTTGTTGTAGTTCTTGTTGTAGTTCTTCTTGTTGTGATTCTTGTTGTGATTCTTCTTGTTGTGGTTCTTGTGTAGTTAACGATAAGAAATCTTCATCGGACAATTCTGTTCTACACATTGGACATATATTAGTATTTGTTTCAATATGTTGTTTAATACAAGGTTTGTGAAAAACGTGTTTACAATTTTGCAAACTGAATATAAATTCGTGAGATTGTGTTTGATCACAATCATAACAGATACAACAAGTATATTCACGATTTATAAAATCATCAAAACTAACATCTTCATCAGTGTGATTTTCAGAAAAGTCTATGTAATTATAATAATTTTGTAATGTTGTTGTTAATCTAGAATAATCAATTGAATATCTTTCTACTTCAAAACATCTTGTTTCGTAATATCCATTAGGATAGAATTCTTCCAATAAAGCCAAATCACTGAAAATACAATCAATGTTTGTTAACATATAATTATGTATAAAGTTATTAAATAATTCAATACGCTCATTTTGTAGATATCTTATTAAACAAGAAATCCAACTTTGATACAACACATAAACAGTATAACTTGGATCATCTCTTCCTCCTGGTTCATACATGTAAGGATTATTGTCTAAAAACGAATGAAATGTTATTAAAATTGTTTCAATACCCATACTAGAAGTCCATTTTTCAAATTTACTATCTCCCCACGTATTCAAGATTGTAGCACAACATTTTCCATTTTCATACATATTAGGATGTATTCTAACTCCGTCATAATTCACAAAAGTTACTTCTGGTGGAGAATGTGGATAATTATCAGGAATTTTAAAATCTAATCTTACAAATTTATGTCTATATACACTATCAACAGGTGCTCGTATTATAGCGTGTAAACGATTTATGTCAGTTTCATTATAATGGATTAAATAATCATTATCTAATAATTCACGCTGAGATTGTTGTACATATAATTGACGAATTTCTTTTAAAAATCTTCGATTAGCATTCATTTAAACATTATAATAAATAAAGTTTAAATCATTTTTTTTATTACGATTTACTTTATTGGATTTTTACAAGTAATACAATTAGCACTTGATTTCTTATTAGTAAGTTTTTTTATAAAAATTACTAAATATAAATTTACTATAAAACCCATTATAAAACCAATTATAAAACCCATTATAAATTACTTATAAAAAATTAAATTCATTTTTTCAATTTCTAAACATTTATTTTTTCACAGTAAGTCTACCATTTTGATACATCTCATACAATTTTTCTTTTACCATATTTTCTTTTTTCTTTTTTTCTTTACGTTCTTGTTGTTTTTCTTGTCTAGTCATTTCTTGTTTATTAGGATCTTG